AATAACACTAAGACCTGTTTTTGTTTCAATGTTTTCATTAAAAATCTTTTTCATTGGATTATTTTGTTCTCGCTCAATAGTCTGCTTAACTGTTTCCATTTCCCACGCAACTCTAGCCTTATCTCCCACCAACCCCATGTATGGACATGGCGTCCCAGCATTGAGCATGGCGTCAAACACGCGAGAATCCTGACAGAGTGTAGAAATTGCGGCTACCTTCATGCCCATATTATAAAGGGCTTTTGCGTTTTTTAACTTTTCACAGTTCATATCTCGTACAGTTCGACCTGCACTGATACCTAATATCTGCGTCTGCACAGCACCTGCAACACCAACAGTACATAAGTCAGAATTGCTTGTACTTATTTGTGGAGAAATTGCAGAAGGAGGTGGACTGTTTATGGTAGTTTCCATAGTGCCAGTAGAAGTGACTGTGCTTTCTGATTTGATCGTGTCGTCATCATTAGCAAAAGCAAAACTACTACTTAATAGAAGTAATGCTATTACAAAAAAACGTATCATTTTCTTTCTACCAATCGATCTAGCTTTTCTTCTATACGATCAAATTTACTCATAATTTGACCAAGGACTTGAGATGAGTCAGCTTTAGTGACGTACTCTTTAGCCAACTCTTCTCTAGTTCTATTAAGCAAAATAGTGACACGCTTTAGTTCTTCATGGTGGGCTTTAATCCACCATATTAAAAAACCAAACCCTGCGGTTAATCCAATATTCCAAAGCGCGTCCATTTGCATTACTCAGCTACCTCTTCAGATTCTTCTAAAGAGTTTTTTAACATTGTCATAAACGCTTGTTTTCCAACTTTAAGCTGATCTAAATTAAATTCTGCTGAATTAATTTTTTGTTGCAAGGAATTAACATGATTAATCATAACCTTTTGTGCATCAGTGATTTGGCCTTCAGTGTAGTCTTTATCGTCAATCGTAATAACCTTTTTATCTTCAGCCATTTTGATCTCCTTTAGTTAAGTTAAAATTATGTTGGTTTAGTAGGCCATGTTACTGAGTTAGGAAAACCAGATTGTGTTGGTAAGTTAAGCAAGTCAGTTCGGTACTGTGTCCACTCTGCTTGTTTAGCATCTGTTAGTTCAGCCCAACGTAGAGGGTTAGTTACTATAGGGTCTACTTCTTGAACTAACTTCTGGTCACGTTGTCCTCGTAGATTTGCCGCTAGTTCTGCATCTAACTCTGCTTGAGTAGGTGCTACATAAGCCGCATAGTCTGAGCCAATAAGCCCAAGCAATACGCTGTTGTCTACAGTATTATCTGTATCATCAGGCATTAACCCATAAGGTATCCAACCATGTTCTGGATGATTAATTTCTACTTCAAATGCCGTGTTTTCTGCGTTTAGTGATTGTGCGTTACGCACTTCTGTTATTGTTACTGTTGGCATAAACGCCTCCTATTGTTGTAATTGTCATCAAGATATTCTTACAAAGAGGTTAGCAGTAGCATAACTGCCGTTTTCTCTTTTATGCTGACCGCCCATAAGCCTCCAAGTTCCGCTAACTCCTGCCGATACAGTGCTAGACCACAAAATATGATGTGCAGACATTTGACCGTTTCCTGCCGCCTTTAGGTAAGAACCAGAGATAGTATCACCTTCATTTATCATGTTGACACTTTGTGCAGGGTCAACCGCTAACCAAGTATAAGTACCAACAGCATTGAAATCTGTACTACCGCCAACACCTGTTAGGTTAGAGCCATCGCCGTAATAAACAGCATTTGAAGATGTAGTTCTAATACTTCCAACTTCACCACCACCATTAGTATGTTCAAAGATTATAGCTTTAGAAGAAGTACCGACTTCTCCTACAAAATTTCCGTGACCATTAGCAGTGCTACTTCCATTGTATGTTTGCCTTCCGCTACCATTAATCCGCAAACGTTCTGCGGCATTAACTCCAAATCTTAATGTGTTATCTCCGTGGTCATAATCAATATAACCAGCATCTGCATCACCATTATCCCCAAATCTAATAAGAGATTTATCCCCTCCATCACTGGCTGTGTTTAGGAGAAGTATAGCGTCGCCATCACCCCGAATAGTTGCGCCTGTTGATGTTGTTTCAATCTTCTTAGAGTTGTCGTGGTAAAGTTCTACTGCACCATTATCCCTAAATACGGCAGAGTTTTCACCTGATTTGGGTTGTAAAATTATATCCCCACCAGCAATGCCAGCATCAAGGTTACATCTTAGATATAAATCTTTATTTACAGAATCAATATAATTACCTGACCCTCCATCGTGGTAAATCTGTAGGTCATCACTGTTTCCTAGAACTAATTTGTCATTATCTTGCAAGTACACATGGTCTTGAAAAGATGCACCTTTGTTAAAGACAGCTTGTCCACCATTAGACATATCAAGGGTTAGGGCGTTTATGTTACTACCACCATCATTACCCCTAAAAATTAGATCTCCATCTGAAACATTTGACTCTATAAAGAAATTATCTCCATTTTTGAAAAAAGTTCCGTAGATAGTTCCTCCGTCTTTTATTTGTACCACACCTAAATTATCAGCATCAAGGACAATATTTCCTGCAACGTCTAGTGTTAGGTTGCCGTTATTAGCAAAAATAGTTCCATTAGTGCCGTCAGATGTAAGGATTAAATCTCCACCTGCACCCATTCTTAGTAAACCATTATCTACCATTTGAATATCGTGATTAAAAGAAGCTGAACCACCTAATGACATATCAAGGGTGAGGGCTGTGATGGTTGAGCCACCATCGTTGCCTTGGAATATCATGTCTTTGTCTTGAACTTTACTTATCAATGTAAAATTAGAACTAGCGCCGTAAACCATTCCGAAGTTAGTGCCATTATCGTTGAAACGAATTGTTCCATCAGCATCAGCATCAAGAATAAGTTCTCCTGCAACGTCTAGTGTTAGGTTGCCAGAGCTTACGTCAATCTCATTACCATCAATGGTTATGTTGTCTACTGACACAGACCCAACATCCAATGCCGCAAAAGCATCTACCATTTTAGCACCAGAGCCTACGCCATCAGAGTAGATTACTTTAGTTTTACCACTAGCAATCGTAACTGTTGCACCAGATCCTTGCTTAATAATAATGTTTTGAGATCCACTTGTGGCATTTTCAATAAACCAAAGTTTACTAACAGTATTTGGGCCTATTGTAATTGTACAAGCTGAGTCCAACGTACCTGTATACTTTAAGAACATTGAACGACCTGGATCAGTCCCACCATCTGCTATTGTTGTTGTATGCGTGTCAGCATTTGTCGTTATAGCTTCAGTGCCATAAGAAAACGCTTCTGCAATTAATTCAAGATTTGTATTCGTTACTGTACCCCATGAGCCTGACTGATCGCCAGTTGCCATCTCATTGAGGCGAAGGTCATTTACATAGGTTGAGGCCATACTAGTCTATCCTTATAATTGCATTTGAAGCTGTCTGAGCAGGGAAAACAATTCTAAAAGTACCTGAAGAAACTGTGAAGTCTCCACCAAAGTCCAATACAGCGATAGCTCTATCTCCGTCTGTATCGTTATATATCAACGCACCACGCGCTGTAAAACTAGCTGATGTCCACTCAGGATTATCAGAGTCAAAACATCCGCTTGTTCCGTTTTCAATTACAGACGCATTTGCCAGTGTCACTCCACCAGTAGTGTATCCGTTACCATTAGCAACTTCGTTAGATGTTGTGTAAGTGTCAGTAGTAGCATTTAAAGTTGCACTACTTGTGTAGAGAGCGATCTTTATTGTATCACTGTCTAAGTCATGTAACCCAAGCATTACATCTTTTTTAAATTGGGTACACATTGCTTGTGTAATAGCCATTATAAACCTCCGTTATATTCTGCCGCATAATCGCGTTGCATCTCTTGTACAAATAATTGTACCGCTTCGTCAAATTGTGTTTTATAAAGCGCCAATGTCTCTCCAGCTTTAAGAAATGCAGATGCTTCATATAGACACGCCGATAATAACACATTTTCTGCGTTGTTGCCAATCCATGTGTTAGGATTAAGTGAACTTATACCTATTTCTGGTGCAATATAGTCAACTTGGTAAGTATCAGCCGCATTTGGTGTAGGAGCTATTGTGATTGTAGTCCCTGATCCACCTAATGTACCAGATGTTCCACTAGATGATTTTGTGCTATAAAACTTTGGTGTACCTTGCGTAGTTGCATTAGGCCAATAATCTCGTAAGTAAGAGTCAACCCTATGATCTAAATATGATACGACATTTGAGCTAATTATTGACACTTGCCTGATCATCCTAGCACCTGTCACTACATAGTCAGTTGTACCTGCAACTAAATTAGCAGTTGTAGTCTGCCTGAAACATGGGAGATTAGGTAATCTCTGAAAAACCATATCTTCAGCTTGATTAATAATTTCATCAATTGACGCCTGTAACTCTGTTGAGTCGTCTTCTAAAAAGTTTTGAATATTTGCGACTAATGTTGTGTAATTCATTTAGTTACCCCATGTACCACTTCCCCAAGCACCTTCACTCCAACCTAGACTAATTTCAAGACTAACTGAACCTACTGCACCTGATCCGCCAAGTCCTGTCTCAATAGCTTCAGAAGCAGAGACTTCTTCACCAACAGCACCTGTTGAACCTATACCTGAAATACCTGTAACAAGCAATTGAATGTTACCATTGCCAGAAACTCCAAAGCCTTCTGACTCACCATCTCCAGATACACCTGATTGACTTAACTCTAATTCAGGAACTTCACTGCCGATTGCGCCTGTACCACCAACCCCAGCTTCATTTATTTCTGTTTCAAAGGTTTCATTACCTACTGCGCCTGTACCACCAACGCCTGTCTCAGCTAGTTCTATCTCAGGAACTTCAGTTCCTACTGCACCTGATCCACCAGTTCCAGACACTGGAGCATCTGTTGTGATAAAGAATGAAGATGTACCTGTAGCACCTGTACCGCCAACTCCACTTTCGTTTATTTCTAATTCAGGAACTTCAGTTCCCACTGCACCTGTACCTGATACGCCTGTCTCATTTATTTCTAGTTCAGGAACTTCAGAACCTACCGCACCTGTACCAGCCGTACCACTAACAGCTAAATCTTCATTGTCAGATACAATTGCCGTTCCAACATTAGCCGCTCCAGATACGCCAGATATGCTAAATATACGATCATTATGTATATCAACATAACCAGCTTCGCCTATAGACGGAACTCCAACAGGTGGCCTTGCCCTTGGATCTATTGTCCAATCTTGTGTAAATCCAATATAGACAACAACATTGTCTGGATCGTTATCTGGCCTACCATTAAATAAAGCAGTTGCGTCCACAACATTTTTAGCAGGAGTAAGTTGTGGATGTTTTGGCTCATAATCTTCAGGTGAAACACGCAAGCCATCCCAAGTCGTCTTCAGTTTGGTATACTTAACCCGAAGACCACTTATGTCGCTTATCGCGTAGGATTTTTTTCCTCTTGCGTATTTCCCCATTAAGATAAGTTCAGCGCAGTAGGCCGAATCCTTAAACTTACACCATCATTATCTGCCGAAGATGCAAAACTAAATGCGCGTTCATACATTTCGTTTAATATTGTAAATTTTTCATTTGCAAATTTTAATGCTAACTTACTTGCCAATCCAGCACATATGCATTCGTTCCAACGATATGGAATGTCTGCGTCTTGGTTAGATGCTGTAATGTCGTCAAGTTGATTAACAGACCAATAGACCATACTGTATGTTGTCCTGTCAGGTATTTGCCAAATATAAATCTGTGGTGTTATTTGACTGTCCAACATATACTGACTTGGCTTACCACTAGATGTTTTGTTTGGAAGTTGATTGTAATCTGCGATAGATACACGATTTATTATCTGGTCAGAAGTATCTGTACCAGAACTGTCTCGTATCACCGCATCCATAATATCAATTGTACCTACTGGTAGTGTGTATGGTGTAGTTTGACCATTTACCAATGTCAGAGTTTTCTGCTCTACAGACCAATAATTAATGCCTCTGTTAGACCATTCTGAAAAAAGAAGGTTAAGACTGCGCCTTGCAGACACAGCCCTATCACCAGTTTGAACTTGAGGATCTACACCGCAACGCTCAAATGCTTCAGTAATTATTTCTTCTACATTTGGTTTAAAGGCTACAGTTCCTGATAGTGCCATTTAAGTCCCCTAGTATTGCTTAATTCCGCGTATAATCATTTGATACGCATCTCCTGCCGCACCTGCACCAGTTGTTGTAAACTTAATGTCACCAGTTCCATTTGCACCATAATCGGCAGTGTCTGGTAGACCTCCAAATTTAGAGAAGTCTTGATAACCTGATTGGTTTTCATCAAGGTGCATAACTATTACATCAACATCAGCATCTGCTAATACTTCTACAGTCATTGCCTTAATAACCCACCAACATTCTGCAATTCTTATTCCTGTGCAAGTGTCTCCATCTGCACTTTTAGTAAGAGCAGAAACATCAATTTTACTAACGGCACTTTCG